CCCTTGCAACCACTCTATCGCCCTGCCGGACAGGGACAGCAAAGCGGGAAGCCGCATCATTCGGCTGGGCGAAAATAAGCGCTTGGGGGTAAAGAGAGTAAAGCGGGGTTCCAGATGTTAAAGCAGTGCTCCACTTGCCAAATGCAACATTACGCTGCCCGAAAAATCCCGGCGCATTAACTCCGAAACCTGCGTCTGCTGATGACGCCCACCCGAACGTCCCCCGCGTGAAATCGCTATTGACAGCGGCGTTGGTCCCATTGGTGCCGTTCTGGGCGAGAACCGTCGGAGCCGACCATTCGGAGGGCAGGATCGTGTCAGTCTCAGTGTTGCTGACTGCGGCGGCAGTGATGACATAGAGCGGATCGCTCCCCGCCGGAATGGTCTGTGTCCACGAGTTGTTCTGGCCCGTCAGGATGCTGGTCGCAAAAGTGTAGGTCGAGCTGACCGAGGGAACCGAAGGCAGGGTCGCGGAGCGCCGGTACAGGAACACCGTGGCATTGTTCAGGCCGCTCGGCCCTGCCGCCCCGTCTTGGGTTAGGATCGATGCTGCGGCCCACTCACCTGCCGCGATGGTGTCTGTGGCGGTCGTGGCAGCAGCGGTGGCGGTCGTGATCCACAGCGGGTTCCCGTCGGCGGCGGGGACCGTCTGCGTCCAGCTGTTGTTCTGTCCGGCCAAGACCCCCGTAGCGAAGGTGTAGGTGCTGGTCACGCTCGGCAGGGCGGGCGTCGTTGCACTGCGCCGGTACAGGAACACGCTCGCAGAGTTAAGGCCATCGGTGCCGCTCGTGCCGTTCTGCGCCAGCACCACAGGCGAGGCCCACTCCCCCGCCGCAATCGTATCGGTCGTGGTGGTGGCCGAAGCGGTCGCGACCGCCACATACAGGGGGTTGGTTCCAGCCGGTACGGTCGTAGACCAGCCATTGTTCAGACCAGTCAGTGCGCCAGTCGCAAACGTATAGGTGGTGGCCACGCTCGGAAGCGTCGGGACACCTGCGGATCGCTGGTAGATGTAGACGGTGGCATTGTTGAGGCCGTTGTTGCCGCTTGTCCCCGCCGCCCCATCTTGCACGCGGACAATGCTGACTGTGTCCGTGAACGTCGTCCCGTCGGTCAGCGTGCCCGTCACCCGCACGCCACTGGTGCTGTTGCGGGCGGTGTTGAACTGAGTGACCGTCATCGTCACGCTGTTGCCGGTGGTCGCGCTGAACGCGGACGCGGCGCTCTGAGCTACGCCTGCTGCGTCGGTCACGCTCCACGTCACGGTTGCAGTGGTGTTCTGCTTCTGCGCCGTAAAGGTGATCGTCTGCACGGCAGGGCTGGGGTTGCCAGCGGCGTCATGTGACATCAGCTGCCGGTCGGCAAGGATCGACAGGGTCTTGGCCCCAGCGCCCGCTGCGCCCGCCTTGGACTTGGTGATCGAGTACGTCTTCTGGATCACCAGCGCGCCGTAGGTCGCCTCCAGCACGGCAGTGGCGCTATCTGTTCCGGGGTCGGTGACGGTGTAGACGCCGGTCGTAGCGTTGATGGTGATCCACGCCGGAGCGCCCGCGGCCTTGGCATAGGCCACGCCGTTTCCGGTAGTGATGTCTGTCAAGCCGAGAGACACGCGGAACGTCCCGCCCGCCGAGGTATACACCCCACCACTTCCGTCTGACGCCGTAGCAACCGTGTGGCTCTCATTGGTGAGGTAGCCGTTGACTGCCGAAGTCCCGCTGGGGAGGTCACCTGCCACAATCTCGATCAGGCTGTAAGCCCCAGCCGCGACATCACCGAAGTTGTGACGCACCCAATAGAATCCAGTGCGGCTGACCGGAAACTCTGTGGCTTCGATGCGGCCCAGTGAAGTGGCAGTCATCAGGTCGCTGACGGTGTTGTGCACGATCTCGGTGGTCAGCGGTCGGCCATCAGCGTCAACAGGTCGGGTCCAACGGAGCACGGTGGTCAGCGCGGAATCGTTGCGCACCTTGACCAATCCCGAGACGCCAGTGACGATTTGGCTTGCACCGAGCAAGGTGACACCCTCGATCAAGCGCCACGCGCTCTTGGCCCCCAGATAGTTGGCGCTGCGCACACGGGCAGAGTACACACCTGCCTTGATGTTGCGGACTTCTTCCGACAAGCGAGCCGTGTCGTTGAACGCCCCCCAGTCTTCGTCGTCTCGCTTGATCTGCCACTGGTAGTAGGTGACGCGAGGATCAGGGGCAGAGGGCCAGCTGATCAGCACGCCGGGCATGGTGGCGTTACCCTCTTGGAACAGGAACTCTTTGAACGTCACCGTTTCGGGCGACTCCAGCATCCCGTCGGGGATGTCGGAGAACGTGTTCGGTGGCAGGTTGATGTTCTGTTCGACCCGCGCAAACTTGTTGGGGTCGTGCCGCACTGCCGTGACGTTGAACGTCATGTTGTCGGCTTCCTCGACACCCACCACCGTGAACAGCCGCGGCGTGACCGAGTCGAGCGACACAGACCAAATCGCGCCATCCAGCGGGGCCTGCGAGAACGGGGTGGCCACAGTCAACGTGTCGGTGCTGGCGTTGCTCGGCGTCACCGCAAAGTTGATGTTGCGCTGCTCCACCGAGCCGTCGGGCAAGATGAGTCGCAGCTTCCCGCCGGTCGTGTTGGAATTGAAATTGATTGCACTGTCGATCTTGATCGCGCTCGCGGTGCTGCCCGAGATCGTCCGGCCCGCCATACGTTGCGTCGTGTACTCAGGATCGTTTACCTCGATGATCATACCGGGTCGGACGTCAGCATGGTCGAGGCCCGCTGCGTAGGTCACGATCTCGTCGTTCTTCTGCGTCTCCAGCAGCCACTTGCCGACGCGATAGGCCTGACCGCGACTGGTGCAGCCCCATGCAGTGGTTTCGAGCGGCTTGTGCCCGTAGCGTTGGAGCAGGTCGGGGTCTTGGACGTACTCGAAGTTGACGCGCCCGATGATCTCCGGATCGTTCCAAGTGACGACAGCTACCGAGTGGCGCGTGCGATAGTTGCCAGAGCTATAGTTGATCTTGCCGTCGATAACGTTGGCGCGAGTGACCAGCTTGCGCGGCGTCTCATCGTGGTCGTAGGTGAACTCCAGCGAACCGGAGCCCCAGTAGAACATCCCGCGAAACACCGAGACGATGGACGACAACAAGTCCCATGCCTCGCCACGGTCGACGATCTGCGTGTTGATGGTGTAGCGCGGCTCCATACCGCCGAGCCCATTGGGGACTAGCCCGTCGCAATACTGGCCGATCTCGTACAGCGCCCACTTGTTGGGGTACTCGCCGGGGATTTCGTTGCCCAGACCGTAGCGCGGGTGCGTGACGAGGTCGTACAAAATCCATGCCGGATTGTTGGTCCACGCCTGCTTGAAGGTGCCGTCCCACACACCCGCTGTCGTCCCTGCCCCACTGGTGGCATAGGTGCGGTTCACCGGATCGTAATTGGTCGGAACCGAGATAATCCGACCCCTGACTTTGTAGGCACGGCTAGGGATTCGGCTGCCGAACTGGCGAGCGTCAGCGTTGACACCGATCAGCGCGCAGTTGGGGTACATCATCTTGGCGTCGACGATCTCGGTGTAGCTCGACCAGAAGATGTCGTTTTGCAGCTTGCTCTCGACGCTGTCCGGCGTGAGGCGGCGCATCCGGATATTCCACGGACCCGTGCCGGTCAGAGGCAATCGATAGGCGCGCTGGTAGGTCGTGTTGGTCTTGCCGACGATACTCTCGCGCAGCACCTCAGTGTAGGTGCCGCCGGAGGGCTGGAGATCAAAGGCGAAGGCCACCGTCGAGGGGCCTATCGAGCCGTCCTCGGAGTCGATCTTGAACAGGCTCTGGACCGCGACGGTGAGTCGAACTTCATCAACAGTGCTGCTGGTCACTGAGCGCACTAGCGGGGTGACCGTGGTGCACTTAACCCCGACGTTGATCTCAGACTCGGTTTCGCTGAAGCCGGTCATCGGCTCGTCAGAGGGGTTTCCGAGACGCTGCTCCAGCGCCAGACCCTTGAAGTTGAACGTGCCGTCCGCGTTCTGGAGCGGGACTTCGTCCAGATACACCGACTTGAGCGGGTTGGCTGTATCGGTCAAGCCGACAATCGGCCCTTCCGAAAGCATATCGATGATCCGCGCCGTCGAGTTGGATTGCAGGCTGTTGGGGGCTTCCTGCCCCGCGTTGGCGCTACCGCCGCCCTTGCCACCCTTGCGTGCGTTGACCCCCGAATAGAGGTCGCCTCCGTAGTAGTCGTCAAACTCACCCGGGAAGCCCGGCGAGTAATTGTAGTACCCGCCCACCAGAATCTGCTCGATGTCGAGACCGGCGCTAATCACCACCGAGCCTGCGAACACCTCACCATAGATGACCGGAACCGCGACACCCTGCTGCGCCGTGTTGGCAGGCCCGTTGAACAGGAACGACTCGTTACGGTCGACGTCCTTGGGCTTGTTCATTTTCGGCTTGGGGGTCAGAAGGCTGGCCACCCCGCCGAGCATGATGCTCAGGCCGAAGCTCCCCACCACGCCAAGGCTGAGGCCGGTACCAAGCAGGCCGCCGCTGGCCGCGATGGACGCGCCACCGGTCGCAAAGGCCACACCGATCAGCAGGGCCCCGAACAGAATCTTGCCGAAGCCGCGGCCTTGCGCCGGAGCGGCTGGGATCAGGTGCAGCTCTTTGACGTTGCCAAGGCCGAGATGCAGCGCCTCCATCGGCATCTGGAGGCCGGTCTGACGGTTGCCTCTCACGAACTTGTAATGGCCTTGGGCCAGCTCCTGCTGGAAGTTGGGCACAAGGATGCACAGGGCGCGAATCGCATCGACCGGCGTGTCGACAGCCAGCTCGAACTCAGCGCCGAACTGCTTCCTCAATCTGCCGTAGAGGCGAATCTTGCGCTGCATCATTTCCCCCCGTACCGGACAGTCTTCACCAAGCGCCGGTCAATCGCCCACCTTATGGTCGGCTCAACAGTCGATATGCAAGAGACATCTGCTGCCGACCGCCCAGACAGGTGGTGGAGCATCAGGTGGTCGCCGAGGTAGATGCCTGCATGGTTCGGTACGCGTGCGCCTGCGCGCAGCAAGAACACGTCTCCGACCTCCAGCTCCCCCTCGACCACAGAGAACCCCCACTTGGCGAAATTCTCTTCGTACAGGCCCTCGCTGTCTTCGCAGTTGCGCCACCACTCCCAATCCCGCCAAGCGTCGGCCAGCTCGATCCCCATCACCACGGCGTAGAAGTCTCGGATCAGGCCGTAGCAGTCTTCCAGCCCGTGCCGGAACGGGCGGCCCAGCAGCGGCGGCTTGGCGACGCCCTCACCCCAGACAAACGGAGCAAGGCAGCCCTTGCCATTGGTCGAGACGATGCTCCACGGTACGGCCATCTCGTGCTGCGACTTGAGGTCGTGGGCCGAGGGGCAGTCCGGACCGTCGGGGTGGCTGTGGCAGAACACATCGATGCCCTCATCGAGCAGGCCCAGCATCACTACGGGGTCGATCTTGGCGCTGGCCTCAGGGACCTGCGAGACATTCTCCAGCCGGTGGTACTGGCCATACTTGACGTAGCCAACACACTCCTGCGGATACATCTCCATGGCGTGCATTTGAAATTGATTGCACACCTCGGGCGGCATCAACTCGCTCGGGCTAGTGCCGGGGATCGGCTTGCGGAGCAGTTCCATGTTCATGGTTCAAGTCCTGAACTTTGCCACCCCGGGGAAGCCTCCGAAGGGTAGGTTGGCGTTGACGAAGCGGGCGCGGCAGCCCCCGAGGTTGTGGGAGCAGAAGTCGGCAGATGCCGTGGTCGCGACGTTGTTGCGGTCGAAATACGCCGTGCCGACATAGGGGCAGGTCGCCTTGGAATAGTCGAACGACGAGGTCGCTGCGTTCCAGCGCCGGTACACCAGATCGCAGTAGTCCCGCACCACGATGCGCTTGGGCAGCTGCACGCCTTGCTGGTCGATCCAGCTCGCCAGCTCCCACGACACCATGGTCTCGTTGTGCACCACCTTGCGGTCGAGGCGGAACACATCGATGGGCATGTGCGCGGTGCCATCCGGTTCGAGCCCTCCGTCGAGGAACCGTTCGAAGGTGCGGATGCGCAGCAGCTTGGCTCCGAGCAGGCTATCGTACAGCAGGATGTAGCCCGTCAGGGCGTGATCGATGTTCGACACGCTCAGCGTCGGATTGGGGGGAGCCTGACCTGAGGCCCAGCTGAACCCCTCGGCAATGATCGGGAACGGAGTGTAGACCTGCCCGCCGAACGAGATCGATCCCAGCCCAGAGCCGTCCGGAGCCATCGGCACGAAGTACTCGATAGGCCCACCCAGCGCGGTGAGATCAAGCTGGTACAGAGTCACCTCCGCCCCGAGCCCCAGTTTCTGAACTTCCTCACTATACGGCATCGCTGTTCCTTACTGGTCGAACACTTGCTCGAATCGGGCGGACAAGCTCCACCACGGCCCTTGCACAGTTTGGGTGGACCAGCTGGTTGCCTTGACCTTGATCGCGGTCACTTCCTTCGGCGGGGTCCAGTAGAAGGCCTCAGAGCCCCCACGCGCCCGCAGGAAGTTGATGATCGTGTCTTTCTGTGCGGTGTTCAGGTTGGGCCATGCGAGTTCGAACACGCGCGGGTTGGCGTTGAGGCCATCCTTGGCGGTCTGCGCATAGCCGTCCCCGAACTGCGCCTTGCGCACCCGCGGCTCTTCGGAGAACTGATAGTCGTCGCCAGACGGGTTGGGCAGCCCTGCCGGAAAGGTGTACAAAATCGCCATCAGCGCATCCCCTTGTACAGCATCCCACCCGGGCGACTTTCCTTGCGGGTGAACTCGGCCATCTTCGCCTCCACCGCTTTACCAATGATCTGGCCCATCTGTACAGGGTCGCCATCAGAGCGGTTGTCGGTGACGCTGACCGAGACGTTCGGAGCGAACATCACACCCCCGCCACCGCCGGAGCTGGCCACGCCAAGCTTGCCGTCGGAGCCGCGCTTGAGCGGCATGATCGCTTCCGGACCAGCTTCGCCCATCAGGCCGGTGCGGCCACGCGACATCGGGAACATGGTCGGGCCCGCGACGATCCCGCCATTGGCGAAAGGCACCACGTTGCCGCCGCTGAAGGCCGCGCCATCCGCGAACAGACCGCCGAAGCCGCCAGCCGATTCGAAGGCACGTTTGAGCGGGATCAGCACGAGGTATTGCAGCACGAGGTCGGCCAGAGCCCGCATCATCCCGCCAATCGCCTCCTTGGCCGACTTGGCACCTGTGATGAAGTCCGTCAACGAGTCGGTCATGACCGCGAACACTTCACGCTCGAAGTCAGCGTTGTTGCGTGCGATTTCCTTGGCCTCGTTAAGCTCCCATTGCGCCTCAGCCAGTTCACGCCACCGTGCGATTTCTTCAGGCGTAGGCACGTAGTTGGGGTTTTCAGTCTCGCGGCGGCGCTGTGCGGTCTGGCGCTCGACCATGCCTGCAATACCGCTTTCCTTGGTGTTGAAGTCCCCGAACTGCTGCACGAGGCCCATCTCACCCTTGATGTTGGCGAGGTCGAGAGCCTGCTGGCGGATTTCAGCCTGCTCGCGCAGCGTTTCGGTCAGGCCCTGCTCGGCGCGGACCTTCTCGCGGATGATCTTTAGCTCGGCCTCAGACAGCGTGCGGTTGTTGCGCAGCGCATCGGCCTTGGCCCTGATGACCACCTCCTCTTCCTCGCGGGCGTTCTTTTCCATACCGGCGATGTCGGCCAGCTGCTTGGCGGTGTCGATGTCGATCCGGCTATTGGTAAGGGTCTGCTGCTTGGCCAGCTCGTCGGACTTTTCCTTCTCCAACCGTACCTGCTCACGAATCGCCGAAATCTCTGCGTTGCTGAGTTCGGTGGACTGGCCTTTGGACTCGCGAACGAGATCGGCCTGTGCAGCCAGCACAGCCATGGCCTGCTCTTGTTCGAGCGCACCCTCAACAGTCAGGACGTTGCGCTGGCGAATGAGGTCGAGCTGGTCGCGCAGCGACGTGTTCTCGGCCAGACGCGAGGTCTGCTCGTCTTTGCGGCGCTCGGCTTCACGCTCTGCGTCACTCTTCTCTTTCGAGGCCCCACCACTTCGACCAGACGTCTTGGTCGGTGCATTGAAAGTGGCATTTCCGCCCCCACCAGTCTTGTCTGGACCAGTGGGGGTGTCCCCCAGCTTCCGCTTGGCTTCGTCCAGCTCTTTCTTTGCGAGACTAAGCTCTTGGTCGGCCTTAAGGACTACGCGGCCTTGGGAGTCGCGCTCTTGAATACGATCACTGGCGCGGAAGCCCGCCGCCGCGTCGCCCGCCGCTGCGCCTTCACTCGCAACGCCGACACGGAATTTGACATCGGCTACAGCCGTGGCGGCCATGGCCCTGCGTTTTTCAAGTTCCGCGACTGCGGCTTCGCGTGAGGACTTCGCCTGAGCATAGTTGGCCTCGGCGACCTGCAACGCCTGACGCTTGGCCGCATCCGAAGCCGAGGGGTCGGCCATGATGGTGTGCAGGTCTTTGATGGACTCTTCGAGGTCTTTGGTGCTGACCTGAACGTCTTCCTGCCGCGTCATAACATCGGCGAAGCCCCCGACGACGAGGGCGACCGTACCAACAATCAAGCCACCCGCGATGGCCACCGCACCAAGTCCCGCAGCAAGCCGCAGCATCCCAGCGGCACCACCGCCGCCCGCGACGCCCCCTAGCGCTGCAATGCGGGCCGTGAGCCCCGGCATCATGGTGGTCAGACCTGTGACGCTCGCCTCTACCGCTCCGAGAGATAGGACTAGCGCGACGAGGCCCCCCACCGACGCAGCCCCGAAGGCGATGAACTTCTGCGCGCCCTCAGGCAGGCTCTCGTAGATTTCCTGCATGCTGACAAGCAGGTCTGTGGCCGCTTGCAGTATAGGTGTGAGTGCCTCGGCGAAGTCCGCGCCAATCGAGGCTTGGAAGTTGTCGAGAGCGTTCTGAGCCTGCGCCTGCACGTTCTCGTACTTCTCCAACTGGACCTTGATCTCATTGGCCCAGCGGTCCTGATTGGCCGAGGTGTTGAAGGCGGATTCGCGTGCCTCTTTAAGCTGCTCGAACTTGGAGATCAGCGGGTTAATGGCGGCCTGTGCGTTGAGCTGATCCAGCTCGAACAGTTTTAGCGCGTCCATCCTGTCGACGTCATTGAGCTGCTTCAACCCGCCGAGGATGGCATTGATGGCCTGCGCCATGTCACGCTCGGCAAGCTGCTTGAATTGCTCCCCCGTCATACCGGCGACACCAGCCAGAACCTTCAGCTCTTCCCCCCCTCGGGCCGCTGCCTGCTGCGCTGCGGTTCCAAGCCGTAGGATCGTGGTCGATGCGATGCCTGCCTCGACGTCGCTCTCTGCCAAAATGGTGGCCCACGACATGACATCCTGCGCGGCAATCCCGAACAGAGCGCCCGATGCGGCGATGCCGGTCGACAGGTCCATGATCTTGCTGGCAGAGGTCTTCGAGGTGTCGTCCAGCGCGTTCAGGGCCGCAGCTACCTCGTTGATCTGGCTGATCGGAGTTGACGTGTTACCCAACATCCGCAGGAACGCTTCGGGGTCGATCCCGTCCAGAGCCAACTGCATCTCGGCAGCCGACTTGGTGAAGGCCATGATCTCCTGCTTGCCGGTGATACCAGCACGACCTGCTGTGGCCGCGAACTCGGTCAGGTTGTCGGTGCTGGTTGCCAGCGATACCGACATTTTCTGGAGGTCGCCCTCCATGGCGTTTAGATCGGCGGCGCTCAGGCCGGTGGTTTTGCGGACGTCGCTCATCCCCGAGTTCAGCTCGGAGTACTCCTTTACGACTTCGCCGATGGCGCGCTTGAGAGCGTAGAAGCTCAACGCCCCGCCGACCATCTGGCCAACCTGTTGGGCCATGCGCTTCAGCTCAGACTGGGTCTCCTTGGTCTCGTTGCCAAGCTGATCCATCCCACGGGCGGCGTCGCGAAGCTGCTTGGACGTGGTCGAAGAAATCGCACCGGTATCGCGCAATTCCTGCTCGACGCGGTTGAGGACTGCCGAGGCCTCGTCCCGCATCTTTAGGACCATCACAAGGTCTTGCTCTTCCATTCTCAAGGCCCCCCAGCCTATCTCGCGTTGGTCAACTCCCGCCGACGTTCTTCGAGACGCATGATTTCCGCGATGGCGCGGTCAACTATGTCCCAACACTCCACCAATACCGCAGGCTGTTCGAGATAGCTACCCGGATATGGCAAGAATCCCTTCTCGCGCATCGACCATAGGCGGCTGACCTCGTAAAACAGCGCGGGGTCGTCTTTCACCGGACGCCTCGGGCATCTCCACCACTCCTCGACGCGGCTCGGGTCGTCCAGCTCGATGCCCAGCTTGACCGGCTCTTCGGCCTCGTTCTCCCACTCGACTTCCCCCTCTGGGGTCACGGTTCGGACCGCGTTGCAACCCCAGCGTTCTTGACTGGCTGCCGTACAAGTGGCGCAATCGCGTTCCTTGTACAGCTCCAGTGCTAGGAAGCCGAGTCGGAGTTTTTTGCCTGCACCGCCGTGAGCGAATTGGCCGCCTTCACCTTGCGACCGATCTCACGGAGAATCGGGATCGGGATCATCGCNGTCAGCTCTTCNGTCAGCATCTCGACNCGGCGGCCACGGAACGGGACCTGCTCNGTGGCGAAGGCCAGAGCCACGCCGCTCTCGTCGGTGAAGTTGGACCAGCCGCGCAGGCCGAGGCGGGCAGCAAGGACATCATTGTCGGCGTTGCGCAGCGTCAGCGAGCCACCCTCACCAACCGAAGCCAGATCGTCGGACAGGTCCTTCATCAGCATCGAGCTGAGCGTGCCAATCTGCCAGACAGTGGCGTCAGGGCTGTGGGCGTAAACCGGTTCAGGGCGAAGGCCCTTGTCCTTGGCCTTGCTCTTGTTCCAGTCGTCGATGTCGAGTTGGTTCGTGACGGTCGCGTTGTAGCCCTCGTCGTACTCAGACACGAACGGGGTCAAGCTCGTCAGATTCAGTGCACGGATACCCATGGTCTTCTTCTCCCTCTGCCTAGCGGTGCTAGAGCTGCGGATTACAGTTCAGGTCGTTTGTCTGCCCAATATGGCCCCGTGACCCTTGCCGGTGCCTGAGCTTTTGCCACCGCATGAGCTGCCTCGAAGGTCAGCTTGACGGCGATGGGTGCGCCAACGGGCTGGCCAGTTTCCTGATCAGCCCGCTGCACGACGTAGCACTTCGTGCGGATGGTTGCCCCCTATTTCCAAGTGACCCCCGTTATCGCGTTTTTCATAGCCTTCTGGGACACCCCAAACTGCCGGGCTAAAGCTCTACCTCCAAACTCGGAGTCGTTCGGCTTGTACACCGATCTGGCGTACTCGACTACCTGTTTCGTGAGTTTGGCCGAGTAGTGCTTCTCACCGCTGGCCCACTTTCCGTTCTTCACCGCGTCTTGGCTGTTCTGCTTGGGCGTGCCCCAATAGAGGTTGCCCTTGCGGTTGTTCAACCTGTCGTCGTCCTTGTGGAGCACAAACTTATGCCCCTCTGGATTCGGGTGGAAGGTCTCAGCCACCAAGACGTGGACGGTCACCGTTCTATCGGCTTCGGCGATGTAGACGGAACGGTAACCGTTGCTAACACCACCGGAGACTACTCGCCCTTCAGGGTATCGGTAGAAGGTTCTGACTCGACCTTCGCTGCTGACTTCGACCTTCAGGTATTTAGGGTGTGCTCGCCATTCTTCCATAGGAACCTCCTACAGCGAATGGTAGCACACCCACGAACTACATACCAGCGTGGTCCTCACGGTGGATCACACCGCGACCGTGACCTCTACGGCCTTGGTCGCCTTGATGCGGAACACCACAGCGAGGATACCGAGGACGCCGAACACGGCCTCTTCGACCACCGGCTGGGTTAGCCACTCGGGGGCCATACCCAAGGCGTTGAGCAGCGCCAGCAGCGCGATAATGAAGCCGGTCCAGACGGTGCGGCTCATCCAAGCAGGTTTCGTGTCGGTCATGGTCGTTCCCCCTTTGCAATTGATTGCACGCGGCCCGAGAGCCGCGCACAGATCAGGTTAGCGTGATGGTGAAGTCATCATCACCCGCGTTGGTTGCTTCGTTGAACACCAGCCCCGCGTCGAAGGTCTGGATGCGGTCGCGCGCCTGATAGGTCAGGCCGGTGTACTGCGCCCGCACGGCTGCGAAGTTGACGCTGTTGCCCGCTGCCGATCCGAAATCGATGTTGATCGCCACTTCGTCAGCCGCCGCCATGCGCGCCCAGAAGTTCTGGTCGGCAGACAGCGTGGTTTCAGGGTCGATACCGCCGGTCGGAGCCCGATTGGCGATATACGTGCCGTTGTAGCCGTCGGAGCCATTGGCATCGAGGCGCGGGAGCACTTCCACGCCCGAGTCGAACGAGAACTTGCTGATCACTGCGGCGAACCCGCCGATAGCGAAGTTGGCGTTTTCGACCTGAACCGGCTTGGTCGTCTCGAACACCGGGTTGGCCGGAAGCGCAGCGTCGGTCATCGGGTAGTACTGGCCGGTGAAGGTGAACTTCGCCTTCGGATAGCCGTTGACCATGCCTTCAATGGTGAAGGTGCCGTAGGCCCCCGTCATGATGTGCAGCGTGCCGTCCATGTACAGGTAGAGCGTCGCCGACTGATGGTCGGCTTCGTTCGACGAGGGCGTGTAGACAGCCGAGGTGCCCACCGTGAGCACTTCCCGCATACCACAGGCGCGGAGCAGGCGACCGAACTTCGACTGGGTGCCAGCCGTACCGCCGTTGCGCACTTCGACCGTGAACTCGATCTTGGCGAGCTTGCGGCCAATGGCATGCGCGGTGCGCGACCACGTCGGCTTGACGAAGTTCCGCTCCAGAACGGTGGCATCGACCGTGTAGGTCGGGTCCTCGCACAGGATCGCGTCCAGCGCCGCCGTGGGCACGGAGTCGACATTGAAGGTGGCTTCCGGCTTCAGGAGAAGCAGCTTCTTGTTGGTCTTACGAGATGCAGGCATGATAGAACCCCCCTATTCAACGCCCCTTTGGGCCAGTTATGCCAATATGTTTCCGAGAACGCCAGCCCCTATTCAGTGGCCATCGGCAAGGTCGTCAGTTTTCGTCCGGTATCTGAGGTCAAACACCAGCACCCCCTCACCCTGATTGGACGAGCGGTCGACGAAGATTTCATCCACCACGGGGGTGGTGTCGTCCAGCAGCCCGCCGAGATTCGGGTCGGCCATCATGACGCGGTAAACGTCGGCCCGCGCCCGATTGACCTTGGTCTTGATCTCTTCGCCCTTGTTGCAGCGCACGAAGAACTCGACCGCCATCCGCCACGTGACGTCCATCAGGCTGGTCTTGTAGGCGAACTTCTGCCCCTGATCGACCAGACCAATGGCCGCGGCCTTCATCCGGCTGGCGTCGTCGATAGCATACCGCTCCACACGCTCCCACGCGATGGTGAGGTCGAGGTCGTTACTGACGAATCGGTCGACGAGCGCCTGCTCGATGGTGTCTTGGATCATATCACTTCCTCAGCTGTTTGAGGATGGCGTCGGAAAGGCGGTCGGCCAACATGGTCGAACCTGCCTCGATGGTCTCGCGCATGCCCAGCCGAGGTGGAATGTAGACCTCGGTCTTGAGCAGATACAGGGGCTCGATGCCCGCCCCCTTGCGTCGCACAATCAGGAGATTTCCCGCCTTGGACCGGATCACGAAGGTGTTCTTCCAGTCACGTGCCTTAGGCTTGAGGGGGATGCCTCTGGAATCCAGAGCAGCTGGTAAGGGTATGGTGAGGTATTTGGACTTCTTGGGGCGTAGGACGCCGCCATTTTCGTGAATCTTCCTCTTACCCGGAATCGCGATACGGCCCTCAATGCTCGGGATCGTCGCGCCATCCACGGTGATCGACTCGCGAATGGCCTCTAGCATGAAGCCGCTGCGCTTCGACAGGGTCTTTGGCCCAGTACCCCCGGGCCATGGTTTGCTGTGCCGGTCTGACAGGGCCTCGGACACGTCTTCGAGGAATCCACGCAGTTCGACCGAGATCGCACCGGGGACGTCGCCGAAGTTCTTGTTCATGTGCTCGGCAAAAGCGCGCAAGCCTGTAGCGGCGTCGGCGAACCTGCGCGAACGCCATTCGATGGAGAGGTTCAGCTCATTGGCCATTACACCGTCGGCACACGAAAGCCGGGCAAGTAGCGAATCCNNGGNGCGACCAAGGAGGCGTACTGGCGCGCATAGGCCTTACCGTCGAGNGCGGTGCCTTCCTTGCGGCTGAACTCGGGATGCGAGGCCATNACCGATANGGNCTTCGCCATCGCGGCTTCCGCCAGCCATGCGGGGGCGAGGGTGAGGTCGAGCAGTTCGTCAGGGTCATCCGTGATCAGCGGGAAGCCCGCCTCGTAGCGGACCGAGACGTACTTGTAGAGCACCCCCTCAGTGATCGTCACCTGACCCTTCTCGTAGCCGACAGCGGCCAGAGCGGTCAGGGAGGTGTCAGCGGTGGCGTCGGCCATGGTGTAGCCAGTGCCGATCTGGACAGTGGCTGCATCGACAAATCCGGCCCGAAGCTGGAGCTTCATCAGCGCCGAGGTCGAGTCGTAATTGTCGAGCAGCCACACGTCCTCATAGGTGGCTCGTACCAGTGACGTCCGGAGGTCAGCAGCAAGGTGCAGCGTGGCTTCCTCGGTAGCGTCGTCCGCCGCCGAGATGAAGGTGTCCACGTTGCCCAAGCTCAGCTTGAACCGGACGTCATGACTGGTGATGAGCCGCGGCATCAGACCTGCACGGCCCCATCGGTCGAGCTGTCACCAGCGTCGGCATCCGGAGCAGCATCAGCGGCGGGAGCCTTGGCTTCGAGCTTGATGGTCTTCTTGGTGGGCTTAGTTTCAGCGGGTGCCTGTTCGGCAGCCATGGCTGCCTTGGCGGTGTCGGTCAGGACGGTGCGCGCAGCTTCCGACTCGGCGTCAGCCGCAGCTGCGTACTGGTCGCTCTCGTTCGGAATGACGTTACCGTCAGCGTCGATCTCGCGGAACGGCGAGTCTTCGGTGGCAAGCAGCTCATCAGCGAGCGCATCGTCTTCGATCTCGTGGTCGAGCACTNCACCAGTGGTCGGATCAACGCGTTGAAACAGGCTGCCCTTATAGCCGTAGACAGGATTGGCGGTAACGATACGAAGCGTCTTCATGGTTCTGTTCCTTCTTCGGGACTTCTGCCCAAAAAAGGGCGACCTCCCGTAACAGGAAGCCGCCCCCTTTGAACCCATCAGGCTGAGAATCAGCCGATGTTGGTGTATGCCACCAGCGCCCGCTCTTCTTCGACCTGAACGTCGATGCGGGCGGTGAGCACGATTTCATAGGTGCGGGTATGGATGTTCTTGTCGAACTCCATGTTCACCTTGCGACGAATGCCGTAGATCAGGTTCTTCGGCTGCGTCAGAAGACCCTTGGCGTCGGGCATGAGGTGGAGGGCTTCCACCGGCACACCGTAGGCCATGACCGGCTGATCAGCAGTGACCATCGAGTCGCCGAGGCCGGTGGCACGAGCCGCCAGAACGCCGCGATAGTCGAGTTCCTTGTCGACCGACAGGTAGTGACGCATGGTCACCTTGTTGCGATGGAACTGGTCAGGGAGAGCCTTCAGGCCCGCCTTGAACATGTCCGAGCTGATCGCGGCGCTCGCGTGGTTCACGACGACGCCATTGGTGGCGGCGCGCTTGTTGAACCCGTTGAACATCGACAGGTAGGCCTGGTCGTCAGCGTTACCCGCGTTGATGTAGGCCGTGTCGCCGAGGATGCCCAGCTCTTCGAGGTCGACCGCAGCACGTTCGGCGATCAGTTCCACGATGGTGTCGCGGATACCGTCGGTCGGGACGTTGCCGTTGTTCGCCTGACGCTGTGCGTCGGTCAGGTTCAGGTTGGCCTGCTCGATGGCTTCTTCCATCACATCGTAGGGCAGGAACACCGATGCGATGACTTCCTGAGCGTTCAGGACGATTTCGCTGGTGGTCGGCGACGAACGCTGAGCCTGCGTCAGAGCAGTGCCCTGAGTGGCCTTGCGCAGGATGCGCGAAGCGAACTCGATGCGCGGGGCCTTGTACTGGGTGGTCGGCATCTCGATGACGCGAGCCTGCTTGAGCAGAGTCGGCGTCTTGATCAGACGACGGATGAAGTTGCTCGCGACGGTGGGCGGCATCAGGCCACCATCCGAAGTGAGGTTGGCCAGAGCGATGTCGGCCTTGGCGATGAGCGACTGGTTCTGCATTGTGTTACCCCCCTGACCTTACCCCTAAGGTGCGGTCTCATTGAAATCACCGAACTGGGGGCCTGTCAACTGCCCCCAGCGCGGAAAACGAAATTACCGGTTGCGGCGGAACTCGAAGCCGGTGTCGATCAGCGGCGAGGCTTCGGCCCCAACCGCTTCGGTCTTCTTGACGCCAGCACCACGCTCGTTGAACACCCCGCCGAGGACGGTGCCATGCGTGGCCTCCACCGCCGACTTGCTGATGTTCTCGACCTCAGTGAGGCGCTGCGAGACGGCGTCGAAGCCTTCGCGCAACTGGCTCAGCTCCGGTGCGATGCTGTCGGTGACCGACTTGGCAATCGCGGCGCTGAGGGCTGCGAAATCGATGGCCGGAGCCGCCGGAGCCTCGGGCTCTTCCGAACCTTCGTCGTCCGCCTTCTCGACCTGCTCACCTTCGGCCTGTTCGCCCTCGGGTGCTTCGACTTCACCGGCCTGTTCCGGCATTTCGGCAGCCTGCTCTTCCTGAGCGGGTGCTTCTTCGCCGGTCCCTTCCGGAGCTTCCTGCGAAACAGGGGCCGTGTCGTCCATCTTCAGGATGGCCTCTTCGGTCTTGAACACCGCAGTCGGCAGGCCGCCAACCAGCGAAGACATGAACTGGCCGAAGTCCGAGATCACGGCATTGACCTTCTGCGAGGCCGCCGAAGGCGAATCCGACTTCTCAACAGCGCGATACAGCTCGTGCTGGAGCAGCTCGGTGGCAATGTTGAGCGACGGGTAGAAGCCCCGCGACGCGCACATCTCGGCGAAGCTGCCTTCGCCCTTCACGAGCGGGACAGTGACAGCGAGTTCTTCGGTGAGCTTCACCACCGAGACGTCGCCCACGTAGGGCACGTCCTGCGGGTAGACGCTGACGCCATCGATTTGCTGGACCTCTTCTACGGCAAAGCCTTCGGCCTTGAGGAACGCGAGCATCTTCGCCGAGGCTTCGCCCTTGACGATCACTGAGGTGACCACCGGAACAGTCTCCTCGCGCTTGAAGATATTGCTAAGATCGAACATCTGGTTACCCCCCGTGGTGCTGTCGGACTTCATGAGCCCAAACGGAATACGACTTGCTGGACGATGGACAAGCGAGATCAGGTCGACGTCCACGTCGGTCAGTTCGCTCGCGGCGATCTTAACCTTACGCTTCGGCATTGCCGTTTACCCCCCTGACGAAATCGAAGATGTGACTGTGGCCAGCCGACTCTTCGGTTACGGTCCCGCGCTTGATGATATGGTAATGCCCATCCACCGTGTCGGTCACTCCGCCAATAAACTCGCCTTGCGGCCCATACGCAACCGAAAAATCGTGCGTGTGCCCAGCTTCGGTCTTTGTGACCCCTGTGACCTCGGCTGGAATTTCCATCTCGATGGGGTCTTGACGCACGGCTTTGCCCGCCATGGAGAAGCCGTTGAACTCCCCCTTCTTGACCGCCTGCCACAAATCAATCTCTGGAATATGAACGCCCACCACCCACGCGCCGGGGATGAAGTTGGGGTCGCCCTCGCGAGCGATGAAGCTCTCGACCACCATCGCGTTCACGACTTGGCCGTTGTGCTCGATGTCGATGCATCGGGTGTTGGACTTGGCCATCCAGCTGTAGGCGGCCTTCAGGATTTCTTCCTCGCGCATGAAGTCGTTTTGCGCGTCAGGAACGTCGGGCGCGTAGACTTCGCCCCACACGATCTGGAGTTCGTCATCACTCTTCTTGAAAGCTGTGATCATCAAACCCCCCTAGCGAAGGGAGCGGATCAACCTTGGACCCCCCCAAAGATTGACCCGCTCGACCTAACGCCCCCCGAACCGTTGCAATCAATTTCACAAGCTGGATGGCCCGTCAAGCGATCTGTGCAGCGATCCGAAAAATGGGGCCGCCGTGAAGCGACCCCATGAAGGTTGGAAAGGATGCCGATGGCGAGCCCTTGATACCAGAGCCTTATCGCGGCGCAAACAAAATCTGCTCGTCGCGATATTTTCTCGTGTGGTCGAACTCGTTGGCGAGGATCACAAGCGGGATGCCATCAGGGAAAGCCGGGCATCCTTTCGGGCCGAGCCAATGCTTACAGTAGACGCACTGGCTCACCGTGACCCCATACCGGTCAGCCCACGTATTTTTGTCCGACGTAGCGCCCTGCGCCATGGAGCTTCCCCTGCAACCAGTTCATCGCGGACCATACCCGCAGATACGCGTCGTGGCGAGGGCCTTCGTGCGGGTCGTCATCCCCGGTGCCGATGCTATCCTTGAAATTGCCGTAGTCCGTCTCACTGACGTGCCACCCCAAAGACCTTGCGAACGTCTCTTTGGGCACAATAGTGCGGAAAAGATAGTCGCGATCCTCGTGGCGCTCCACTGATAGGACTGGACCCCAATGCACGAAGAAGCGTTCGAGGTCGCCCTCGACTCGGGCGCGGACGACGAGCAGGTCGGGGTCATCGTTATGCTGGACGGCAGAGACGAAAGCGTTGTTCAGAAAAATCCACATAGGTTGTTCCTTTCATAGGTCTGTAAGAGCATCTTCCCACAGTTGGTGGGGATTGCAATTGATTGCACTAGACGCGGTCGTTTTTGATCGTGTCGTAGGCCCAAGCCACGGCGTACACTGAGGCCAACACCGCGAGGGAGAGGATTGCCTCCAGCATCACTCCCCGCCTTCGATCTGGAGCGGGAGATCACTGCCCGACAAAGATTCGAGTCCCGCACGCTGGAGCAGGCTGGTCATGTAGCCGTGAATCTCCTGTTTGGCCTTCTCGACCGTGGTCTCGGCGTGCCTGTCGAATTGCTTGGCCACGAACGGGAGGTTCGAGACGAGCTGTTGTCGGAGCATCCGCATCTCTTCAGCTTGAGCCTTGGTCTTGGCTCCGGCGATCAGGTTGTCCAGACGGTCCAGCGCGTTGTCGAGGCTGGCCTTCATCTCTTCGCTGAACTGCTCGACACGCGACTCCGGCTCGGGGAGTCGGGGGATCATCTGGCCGTTGAGGTACTCAATCGTGCAGGGCACGCCTGATCCCATGTTGGGGCTCGACACGAACGTCGCCCATTGGGCCTCGGTCAGGGCCACGTGGATGATCTCTTCCCGTCCGAAGTGCCAGTCGCGGTTCAGGCCGCGATGCAGCTCGCTGCGGCGGATGCTGATCGTCATGTAGTGATTATGCTGGAAATCGCTGTCGTACAGGGCGGTATTGCCCGATACGCGGCTGGCCCCGATCTGCGCGAACGCGGGGTGGGTGGTCACCGAGTCGTCACGCGGGCTTCTGCCGGTCTTGGTCTCGGGCTGTTCGATAGGTCGAGTCATCTCAGGACTCCACGATTAGGACTTCGCCGTGCTCGGCGGCTTCGGCGTTGACGATGTCAGCGAACTTGCGGGTCAGCTCCAGCTCTTCGCGATCCATCTCGGGGTCGCAGTTGAGGTTGGCCAGCTTGAAGCGTAGCTTCGATTGGGGGGTCATGCCCCCAGCGGGGGAGACGAGCATGAGTGCCGCTCGGGCGAGCAGCAACTCCTCTCGGGACAGGTCGACTTGCATGGTGAGGTGTTCCTTTCAGATCAGCTGGCTGATGAAGCGCAGGGTTGCGGGCTTATACTCGGAGCGGGGAATGGCAAGTTCGAGCCGGTAGCGTGTGCCGATGGTGGTGAACTGCTTCGTCACCTTGCCAACGAACAGCCCGAGGCCTTCGGCGTCCGCGCAGCGCAACTCCAGATCGCCTTCCCACGAAGTCGCGCCCGTGCCGATGGGGGTGAGATTGGTGTCGGGGCCGGTGTATCCCTTGACGGCGTACCCGTCAGCCTCAGCGAATTTGAGGGCGGTGGTAATGCGGCGGGCGTCGAGATCGGTGATGGTCAGCATGGCGTGTTCCTTTCTGCCAGTGAAATTGATTGCAATCAGGCTTCCCCGAGAGCAGCCTTGTCATACGACAGGCCACGAGCGCGCCGCATGCGAGCACGCTTTACATCCGCTTCGGTCGGATATTTGGGTGAGCGGGCGTTCATCCCGCGGCGCAGCGTGTCCCCTATTTTTTCGAAGGCGGCTGCGAGTTCTTCGTCCGACATGCGATCCATGATCGCGAAGGCCTTGCGGAAGCGGTCGTTCGAAATATTGGCCATCTGCTGTTCCTTTCGTAGTGGCTTGCTCGTCCTCTATTCCTAGAACGAGCCCCTGCCTACGGGAAGCAGTATTTTGCCTAGGCTACTGAAAAAGCAATGCGGTCGGCACGGAGATCGTACTCGACTTCGCGCTGGATGTCGGAGGGGCTGAAGTCTTCGAACATCTTCTCCCACGTCACGAGATTGGGATCGCCATGGTCGGCAGCAAAGAATTCCCACCCAGAGCAGCGTAGGATGCCTGAGGAATCTTCCACCGTGCCGGTCAGGTGGTGGAAGGGGTTGTGCCCCGGGAAGAGCGTCAGAATACCGTCGTCGGCCCAGCTCAGCCCTTCGTCGACCAGAACCAGACCAGTCACGAGCTGAACGTTGTCACCCTTGCGAGCAAATACCGGCTCACCATCCATGTAGGCTCCGAAAAACGTCCTCACAGCAGCCAATCCTTGTGCTTTTCGATGATCTGATTGTCGGACAGGCCCGACTTCTTGGCGGCCTTGTACGATTCCTTGAAGGCGAGGTTGAGCCAGCTCGGGTACGGGAACGCGGCCTTGGAGATGTTGCCGATCTTGATCTTCAGGTCCAGCTCGCCATGCGTCGCCTTGAACTTGTCGTACTGCGCCTCATAGCCGTAGGCCCACTTCGGGTACTGCGGGATCGGGACCGGCGGCTGGGCCACCATGCCCTTCTCCGACATCTTCATCTGGATGATGAGGTCCGGCTGCCCCTCGGCCTTCATCTGCTTGTAGATGACCTTGGCGTTGGGGTGGTTCGAGGACTTCACCCAATCGGGCAGGAACGGGCCCTTGAACAGGCCCTTGATCTTGGTCTCGACCTGCTCGGGCGACAGGCCCTGCTGCGTGTACTTGGCGAGGTATTCCTTATAGCCGTGCAGCCACACAGGATCGCCGGTCGTCAGGATCGCCTCGACGTTGCTGGCGTACTCCTCGACCGCCTCAGTGAAGGTGCCATAACCAGCCGGTGCCTTGCTGCCGGTCTGGAGTTGGCTCGGAGGTGCTGGCGGGGCGACCGGCTTGGGCTCTGGCGGTAGCAAGCCCATGTTGGTGAGCTTCTTCTTAATGGCGTCTAGCTCCCATCCCGCGTCGTCGTAGAACTTGAACGTATCGGGTGCCAGCTTGGCCCAGTCAGGGATGTTGGCGGGGATCGGCTTGGGGGCAGCGGCGCTGGTCTGCGCGGCAGGCTGTGTCTGAGCCGCCAGCTTGGCGCGATACTGGTCGCGGGTGAGGACCACGTCAGTCAACGGCCTGCCATCGGGCCACTGGCGCAGGTTGTGCTTGGCGAACACGGCGAGAATCTCTGAGACTTGATGCGTGTCGACAATCACGTGCTCCAGATCGTCAAACAGCGACAGGCCGCCCTTGACGTTGGTCTCGTTACCGGAGCTGGCCGCGATCTTGCGATAGGCCTCAATCGAGGTGTGGCGGTTGGCATGGATATAGGCGGTCTCATCGGCCTTGCCGTAGAGGTCGTTGCCGTAGCTGATCGTGTCAGTCCGCTTGACCGGATCGACCTTGAAGATGAACCTGTTGCTCTGGCCCCCCGCCTGCTGCGCGCTGGCGATGCGGGTGAAGAAATAGTTGGCCCCGCCGGTCCGCATGTCGGCGTTGGCGCTCATACCGTCGAGCGGCAGGCCGAGGCGCTTCTTCTCCACCGAGGTCACCATCCGGCCCCCAGAGTTGAGCACAGCGTCGAGCAGTTCCGGCATGCTCATCCGGCGAGAGGTGTTGTCGTGCGTCAGGCGATATTCGGACTGGAACTTCTCCCACTCCGGACCCTTGAGGTCGACGCGCTCGCGGTAGGTGTTGCCCTGATCGAACGCCTGCCGCTTGCTGCGGAAGCTGGCATCGATGTCGGCGCTGGTGACCCCGAAGTGTTGCGCGACGAGGCGCTCCAGATCGGCCACCTTGGCGGGCAGCGGCGATCCGCCCGAGGTGACTTTCACCGCCTCCCGCCACAGGTCTTTGTCGAGGTAGGCCATCTCGTTCAGATACAGGAGCCGCTGGTCGAGGTCGGTGGCGCGGTCGGCGTTGACGCCAAGCAGCTCCAGCTCGTCGAACACCTTGGCGGCGGACGTCTGCGAGGCCCCCTTGACGCGGATCGTCAGCTGGTTGTGCAGGGCGGTCGAATCATCCCCGCTCGACATCGGTGTGAAGTCGACCTTCGAGTCGCCCGTGTCGAGCCGGTACGTCGTGCCGTAGAACGAGTTGAACTGGCCGGTTTCGCTGGCGAAGCCGTTTTCGAGTTTCTTGAGGTTCCAGCCCGACCCCTGCACGCGCTCCCACAGCTCGTTGCTGGTCGGTGCGGGTGCGATGAAGCGCGGGACCGGCCTCGGCGCGAACAGCGGGAACGAGAAGGTGCTGATGTCCTGCCCTGCCGTGGTGAGGCTGTCGAACGTCTTCAGATAGTCGTCGTAGTAGCGGAGGGNGTCCGCGACCTCAGCGGCATCGAAGGTGTCAGCGGTCAACGTGGCTCTGGCCTGTTCGAGCGCGGCCTTGGCCTTGTCGAGCCGGTCGATCTCGACGTCACGCAGCACTCCTGAGGAATCGCGCTGCTTGGACAGGCCCTTCACGAACGTCAGCGTCTGCTGATCGAGGTTGGCCATGGCCATGTCGGCGGGGTTCTTGGCGGGTCCGGACGAACCAAGGTTGCGCTCGGCGCGGGCCGCCAGCTCGGTGGCCTTTTGGCCGCGCAGCTTCATGGTCGCCACGGTCCACTGCTGGCCATTGGCGTCGGTCTCCACGTGCAGCAGCACGTTCTGGCCCTCGATCTGGTCGGCGTCGGTCACGAACGCCTTACCCGAGATGCGAGCCTCTACCACGCCATCCCACTCGGTCTTGGTCACACGAGCCGCGGCATCGACGATGGGGGGCGACTGGTTCAGGACCGGAGGCTTCTCGGCAGTCGGGAACCGCTTGGCGATGTCGTTCCGCCGCATCCGCATCTTGCCGAACAGGGCAGCGCGCTCCTTGATGCTGGTCGGGCCGTAGGTGCTGATGATCTTCGACAGCACTTCATCGGACAGGCTCATGACCTTGAGCGCACCCGTGCGCAGCTCGGCCTCGGTGATGTCCGCGAACACGTCCGCCACCAAGGGGCTGATGTTCGGGTTGCGCATATTGTCGAGGTCGATCACCTGATCGGGGAACATATCCTCGCTCTTGATCCCGCCTTGCGCACGGAAGCGCAGCGCCCCGCCGACGTCGATCCGGAGGGCGCGACCCGCACTTAGGCCGATATTGTCGTAACTGGCCCCCACGACGTCCCAGTTGCTCAGGTAAGCGTCGACCACGAAGTTGTCATACAGGCCGGGGATGCGGCCCTTACCCTTGAGCAGGCCGGGGACGGGCCCGAAATCATTGACCCACTTGGAGGCCACCCACGTCTCGCCGTTCGGGCCCTTGACCAAGCGCAGCTCGGGGACTTCGACGCCCATCGCCTCGTAGAGCTTGCCAGCCAGCACCTCGTTGCGGGCGATCTCCTCGTTGGCGACGTGCTTGACGATCCACTTCTGCCCAGCGGCTGTGGTCATCGTCTCGCCGGGGATCGATCCGCCCGGCTTGGGGCTGTGATAGGACAGGTCGGCGTAATCGAGGAAGTCGTCGCCCAGCAGCTTCTTGGTTTTCTCGGCGTCGGAGGTTCCGGCGGGGACGACCTTGACCTGCTCGGGGGCCTTCTTCGGCGCGGGCACTTCGTCGAACGGGAACGGTTCCTTGACGTAGTTGAATTGCTGGTCGGCCTTGTACTCTTGCAAGTCGTCCCAGATGGCCTCGTCGGTCCACCCCTGCGACTTCATCTGCACCCAGTTGTCGACCGTCTGCTCGCCGCCTTCCTTGAGCCACCACCATGGCACGTCGGTCGGACCATCGATCAGTTCGGCCTCAATCAGGTACTGGCCCGCGTCGGTGATGGTGGTCTTCTTGATGAATAGCTTCGAGCTGGCGGGTAGGGCAAAACTCGTCGCCGATCTTGACGCCCTTCTGGCCCTTCTGGACGTTGATCTTGATCGCCACCATGTCGCTGAAGTCGGTGCCGACCGCGTCATTGAGACCATCGAAGGTCACGAAGCCCTTATCGTGAAGGATGCTGTGCCCGAGGTGATCCCAGAGGTTGCGCAGTTCCTTGCCGAACGCCCCCGCCGCATAGCGGGTGAGGGTGGTCGCGGCGTCGAACTCCCATGCCGTGATCCCCTCGTCAGCGTTCTTGACCAGCTGGCCCATCTTCTTGGGGTCGAAGGCGGAGCAGAAGCTGAAGCTCGCCTCGCCCTTCTGGATGAGCTGCTTGCCCCAGCAAGTGCGGGTCCACTTGTTGACGAGCGGCTCGTTGAACAGCTTGTCGAGGGCGTTGATCTGTTTGTCCGTCAGGCGCTCGGAGAGCTTGTCCTTGGCCGCCTTCATGGTGGCGCTGAGCGTCTTGTCGCCAATCGCGTCAACCGCGCTCGGGAGAGGCAGCGGGACGTCCGGCAGCTGGGCGGGATCAATCGGCCCGACAGGGAGAATCTGGTTCGCTGGAACAGTCCCGACCTTGACCTGACGGCAGCGGCAGCCCGGGTGGACGGGGACGTGCGTGAACCCTGCCGACTGGAGCTGGTCGGGCTGCATGTTGCGCATCGTCGCGATGGCAGCCTTCGACTGGCTCGGGAACGGGGCCGTGGCCTTGATCGCCTCAGGGTCGGACAGCATCAGCAGGTTGAGCACTTGGGCACGGGCGGTGGCGGTCGAGAACACTTTTCCGTGCAGCGTCTGGCACACCCCGCACACACGCCCATCGAGCACGGCGGTGTGCTGGTAGACGGTGATGCCCATGTCGAGCTGCTGGTCGAGGAAGCCGAGGCTGACCAACCGCGAGGTGTTCAGGTTGGCCGAGATGTCGATAGCAGACTTGGCCTGACCCATCACCACGGCGTTGAGCTTCTGGGCGTTGGTGAGCCCCTTGGCCTTCATGATCACAACGGGGGTGGGGTGATAGTGGTCGCAGTGCTCGTGCGTCTGGTGGGCCTGTGAGGGGCCGGTATCGGCCTTTTCGATGCGGGTTAGGGCGGCAATGGCCTGCTCCGGCAGATTGCGCAGCGCCGAGAGGTACACGGACTTCACCGGAGCCATCACCGGAGGCAGTGGCTGGTCAATGTACATGATCTTGCTGTCGCCCTTGGCGAGCATCGCCCCGAACGTCAGGCTGGTCATGATGTGGTTATCAAGCCCTGCGTCCGCGGCCTGTGCAATTGATTGCACGTCGATGCCCCGCAGCAGGCGGATGACCGTGTCGAGATCACCGGCATTGGCCGCCTTCTCGGCCTCGGGCATGACGGCCTGCGCCTTGGCCCGCCACATCGAGTACAGCCAGTCGGCTACGCCCTCCTCAAGGGCGATGTAGTCCTTCAGCCGGACCACGGATCACTCATCCACCAAGGCGAACTGTGGCTGGCTCTGCATCACGGCGAGGGTGCACGACAGGAGGTTCTGGAACCCGAAGTCCTCGCTCTTCTCGACGACCGGCTTGGGGGTGGTCACCCCGCCCTGTCGGTTGATCGGAATCACGTTGCCGTTCGGATCGAGCGGCTGGGCCAGCGTGGCAGGATCGATTTCCTTGAACGCCAAATCCATGCCCCCGACTTCGCCAAGCAGCGTGATCAGGTTCTCGGGGTCAGCATTGCCGCTGGCCTTGGCTGCGTTCAGCACTTCCAGCTTGGTCGAAGCGTCGACAATCGAGATCGGCTTCGAGCGGAACATGTAATCGCGGGTGCCGATCAGTGCGGTCAGCAGCGTGGCGGTGATGACCTCGTCGAACTCGTCGCGCTCCGGCTTGAACACCTGAGCCTCAGCCACGAGGTAGCTCGCATGAGCCGAGGCGAAGCTGTAATCCTCGGCCTTGCCAATCAGGATCGGTGGGAGTCGGAAGGCCTTGCGGACGCGGGCCTCGCACGCGGCGTCGTAGTTCTGGAACATCGCGTCATCGGTCTTCTCGCCGCCGAAGCGTTCGACTTTGACCTGCACATTGCCCGACGAGCCGAGGTCGCCGGAAGTCGAGAAGGCCTCGATCACCTGTACGCGGGCGTGGGCCCCCTTCTGGTTCAGGGCGGAGCGCACGGCTTCAACCGTATTCGCAGCGAGCTGGCCGCCTTGCACGATCACGAGATACGGCGGGATGCCGCCCGACGAGAAGTACTCAAGGTTGTGCTCTTCTGCCTGTCGCGAGCCGACCACGGACGGGGTCTGGCTGATCCAGCGCGGGGTGCAGTACGGGGTGGTCACGTCAGGGTTGACGCCGAAGTACAACACCTCAGAGGCGCGCTTGTCGGCGGGCAGGCGCTCGCCATCGGCGGCCCACAAGCCGGTGTACTTGTCGAGGTCGCGGCTGGACCCGAACTCTTTGAACCAGATCAGCTGCTCGCCGACCTTCTGGGCAAAGCGGCGTTCACGGACGAGGCGCTTGAAGGTCACCTCCTTGCCGCCGCGCACCATGACGGTGTCGACCATCACAGGATCGCCCAGCTTGCCAAAGCGCATCATCTTCGATTCAAGTGGGCCCGCGAACACGATCTCGTCGGCAATGTTGCGGATCACCTCGATGTAGCCGCAGCCGGTCGATTCCAGCTCGCGGCGAAGCTGCTTGCGGAGAGTCTGGAACGACATCATCGGCGCGCACTCGTCGAAGAAGTCGACCGCAGGCTGGACGCGCGTCCAGTCCGCGTCCGCCATCGGCTCGCCATCGCGGCGGGCGATCTCGTATCCCGTTCCGTCAATGTTCGTGACCATCGCATCGATGCACGGGCCGAGGGTGTTGTTCATCTCGACCAGCTGCTCAAGGCGGCGCAGGTCGTAGGGCGGTCGGATCAGACCATGCTCGGAGCCGCTCTCGTAGAAGGCGACGAAATCGTCCTCCAACTCGCGCCGGTTCGACACCAGCAACCCGCTCTCTGCCTTGACCAGCACGTGGCTATTCATTGCGATCTGCGGTTTCGCCTGCTGCTTGCTCTGCGCCATGGATACCCCCCTGTAGCCCACTTTCATGCACCATCTGCCGGTCAACGACAAGGGCGCAGATGTCGGTCCTGATTAGCCGATCTTTTCCAGCTTGGCGAGATTGGGGCCTAGCTCACCGTCACTTGTAAAGGCCAAAGCGTGATCCCAGCCCAACTCCTTCTTGATCGGCAGGTTGTCCATGACCTCCTTGGCCTTGAGCGCGTCGACGTCGGCGCGGTCTTCATCGAAGTAGTAGAGCAGCTGGTCATGGACCATCCCGAAGCCGCGCACCTTGGGCAGGGCGCGGGGGATTTCCGAGGCGGCGTAGAGCGCGAGGTCATTGAGAGTCGACTGCACAGGCGCGTTGATCGCCTGCCTGATCGCATCCGACACCGACTTGTTGTCAGGGCTCTTGATCAGCGGCAGGTGGCGGCGTCGGCCAATGGGGCTCTCGACATAGCCATGCTTGCGCACGAACCGCTCCATGTCGGTGTGGTAGTCCAGCAACCCCGGGTACAGGCCGAAGAAGGCGTCGCGTCGCTCGGTCGCCTCATCGATGGTCAGCTTCACGTTGTACACGGTGCGCGAGTAATTCTGGAAGCCCTGTTCCTTCATACCATAGAGCAGGCCAAAGTTACCGGCCTTCGCGCCGGTCCGCATCAGCGTGTACAAGAACGGGTCGGTCTGTTCGAGGGCCTTGAACGCGTCATAGCTGATGCCCATAAACGCTGCCGCTGTCACGATGTGGAGGTCGAGGCCCTTCTTGAAGGCTGCGATCATATTGGCCTCGTTCGCGACGCAGGCCACGACCTTCAGCTCACCCTGCGAGAAGTCGAAGGCCCCGATCAGCTTGCCTTCGGGGGCGATGAAGCACTCACGCAGGCGCTTGGCCCAGAACGTCTTCTTGGGGATGGTCTGGAAGGCGGGCTCTTTGCAGCTGGTCCGGCCCGTCACCGTGCCCGCGTCGTCGTCGTCCTCGCCAAACATCGAGCCCGCGAACAGCATGTAGCTCGGGTGGAACCGGCCATCGGGGCGCAGGTGCTTGAGGAAGCCATCGATAAAGGTCGAGCGGGTCTTGCTCGCCGAGGTGTGCTTGTTGAGGATTTCCACGAAGGCCGAAGCCTGCTCGTGGTCCTGAAACATCATCAGGTGGGCCTTGGCGGTCGAGGGCTCCTCGCTCTTGGGCGTCACCATCAGCGGCTTGAGATTAAGGCCGTAGGGAGTGAAGAAATACTCGCGCAGGATGGCAGGGGTGAGCGGGCTCTTCCCTTGCTCCAATTGGGCCTCTATTTTGTCCTTGTGCTTGGCTTTGAGCCGACCCGGAATGAGGTCGAGCATCTGGTGTTCAAGTGCATCCAGCTCGTCAGTGATATCGTGCCGGAGCTGCGCGTACTTCTCCTGATCGACCAGCACGCCTTCGTGCTCCATCGCCTCGAAGGCCTTGGCGGCAGGCAGCAGGATTTTGCGGTACAGGTTCACCAGCTTGGGCTGGCTGGCCATCTCACTCTTGATCTTCGCCCCGCTCTGGATCGTGACGTCGGTGTCGGCTCCGGCGTAGGGCGTGAGCACCTCACGCGGCACGAGGTCCATCCGGCCCTTGTCGTAGCCCAACGAATCAAGCTGATCGTAGCCACCGAGGGCGGTGTACTCCCATGCGTGGGTCTTGAGGCTGTTCGAGCGGTTCTCGTCGACAAGGCTGCCCATCAGCAGGGTGTCCTTGCTGATGTTGTCACACAGGATATGCCAGTGCCGGTTGATCCAGCGGCTGTCGTACTTCCAGTTGGCACCGGAGAGCAGGATGCGCGGGTGGGTCAGAAGCCACTCGACCGCGGCGTAATTGAACTCGTCGAGCTGGCCGGACTCGGGTACGAACAGGACGTCAGCGGTTCCGGCGTCGAGCGTGAACTGGATGGTGACGATGCGCGCGCCCGCCGCTTCGGGGTGAAGTCCGAGGGTCTCGGTGTCGCAGGCCAGCTCGACGTAGCAGTCGGGGTCAGCGTCCAAGCGGCGCTGCACCTCGACCACCAGCTCGGAGAAGTCTTCAACTTGGCGGTAGTTGCCGAGGGGCGGTGCCGGGTTACCGGTCAGTGCAACCCGAACGGCGAGGGCGAGGTCTTGGCGGATAAGCGAGGCTGCGTCGTCTTGCGTCCGCACAAGGAAGGGGTCGAGCGTGGTCAGCCAGTAGCCGCCGGTCGGCGCTGCGATCAGCGTCTGGCGCAGACTGGTCACAGTCCGGCCACCATGCACCAGCTTGGCCTGCTGAAGGCACTTGAGCGGCTTGGTCCCCATCACCAGCACGATGTCGCCCGTCTCGGGCATCATAGGCGTATCTTCGAACGGGACGACCTGATGCGGGGGGATGGTGGTCAGCCGGTCAAACGCCGGTTGCAGCGCCTCGATGACAATCTCGCTCTTACCCGCAGTCCAAATGTATAGGTGACCCAAAGTCTACTCCCCCAAGCTGAGCTTCTGCCATGGCCGGTCGTCACCTGTCCGGCTCCAGACTCCGACGATGCTGTCTCTGAAATGCTCGGCGTAATCGAGAACTGTCGAGTGCGCGAGTTTCATGGCCCATGACGCGTAGTTGACATCATGCTTCGCAGCGTGGCGCTTTTTGTCAAGGATGAACACCGTGGTGCGATCACCGTCCAGCTCGTAGAACAGGGTGAGGTACAAATCACCCGATATCCTCCAGCTGTCATAGGCGACGTTCAGATTGGCGCGGCCCCCACCGTGCGACATTCGGAACTCGGTCGGGATCGCCAGCCCAAGCGGGCCGGAGATGACCGGTCGAACCACAGGGCGGCGCGCTCGGGCGGTCGTACGTTCTCGCCGAGTGCAGTTGGCGATGGCGTCGGCGTGGCGCAAAATCGATGGCGTTAGACACGGACTGTTCCTTTTCGTGGTGACTTCGAATCTGCCAAGGTGGATGCCCAGCCACTCGGCCTCGACGACGACCCTGCGGGTGGTGAAGCTGTATCCGGTCACCACCGTCCAGATAATCGGGGAGGGGTCGAGATTGCCCATGAACGTGCCGCCTTCGATGACGTCGCCGGTCTGGAGCTGCGTGATGTCGCTCACGTCCTCGACCATCAGATTTTCTCCTTGGCGAGAATCTTGTCAGGTGCGCCGGTCAGCACACAGGCGGCAAGGCTGCCGAGGNNGCGGGGGACCAGCTTCTTGTCGGTGATCTGCAAGTGGGTGCTGGCAGTAGGGGCGTTTGCCCTTCTTCAAGTCCANNCCCCACTCTTCCAGCGCCTTGGCGGCGGCGGGGGTGAATTTCTCGGCGCGGATCGACAGGCCCTTGCCGGTCCAGCGGTAGGCGATGTTACAGTCATCGCTGATCATGTAGCTGGTGTAGGTTGATGACGTGCCGGGGATGGCGACGCCGACATCGGTCACAGTGGTGAGGTTCAGGTCGGGGCTGGCCGGTGGCTGCTGGGCGTTGCTGTGGTGGCTCATCAGCGCGTCGGCTAGGCTCTGCTTGGGCTGAGGGGACTTGCTCGGAGAGTTCTTGGTCTTGTTGACAAAGCCTTGCACGAACACGTTGCCGGTCACGTCTTTGAACTTCGCAGCAAAGAGCACGTCAGGGGCCACGGCATAGCCGCCGCTCTGGCTCTTGGCGGTCGCCTTGCCGTAGGTGATCCCGTCCTTATCGCGGAGCGTCCAAGCACCCCCGCCCTCGGTCCAGATGACCTGATACCCGTTGTTGAGCAGGGCGATATAGTCGGTGTCGCTGAAGCCTCGCTTCACCCATTCGGACTGGGACACTTTGAAAACTGCTGCCATGGCGTGTTCCTTTCTTGGCGTTGGCCCACTTTATCCGATGGTGGGGGTGGAGCAAGGCGATGGTCGGCTACCAGATCGACACGGCCTTCGTGGTCGGCACAGCGGTCCCGAGTTTACGTCCGCCCTCGCTCTTGGGTGGGGGCAGTCCGAAGGTCACGCCTCGGACCCTGTCGCGGTCGAACTTGCTCGTCGCAGTGGTGCGGGCTTCCGTCGAGGCGTGGCGCGGCGGGGCCTTCTTGATGCCGTAGTGCTTGTGCAACCAGTCGACTTGGCGTTGGCTCTCGACGGCCTTCTTGCAGTAGCGTTGGCGCAGGGACACGATAGCGTCATCATCGCCGGTCAGGCGCTGGTACAGGACTGCGAGGAACACGCCGGTTCGGCCATGGCCCCCGATGCAGCCGACGTGGACCTTCTTGCCCGCAGCCATTTGCGCGATGGTCCAGTCGATCAGCTTGTCGAACGTATCCTTGTCGGATGGTGGATGCTGGTCTTGGATCGGGAAGCGCGCGTATTGCGTCCCCCAAGGGAGCAGGAGAGACGGGGTCTTGGCTCCCCCACACAGCGCAATCTCGACATCATAGGTGCCTTGGGGCGAATAGCACGAGCCGCCTTGGATGGCTCCCTGACCTTCAGCAAACGTCAGGAGGGGGTGAGTGTGGGCGCAGCGCGGCGCGGCCTTGGACGGTGCCTTGTAGGTGCCTGTGTCCAGATAGTCGCTATCGCCCCGATAGGCGTCCCACGCGGGGCGACTGCCGGTCTTCACGCGCATGTCGACAAACTTGCGTCCGGTCGGCTCCAGTCCAAGCTCTTTGGCCTTGGTCACGAGGGCCTCGGCGTCATAGCCGCGAGACTCGATCTTGGCGATCAGCTTGTCCTCGATTTCGAGCATGTCGGTGATGCCCTTGACGCCTGAGGTCAGCATCTCGGATCGGATCGCAATCAGGTCAAGCACCGCGTCCTTGAGCGTGGCGTTCTTCTTGAGCGACAGGGGGTTTTTGCTGGTCATTATGCAGCAGCCTTTCTCTTGTAGTCTAGCACCCATGCGGTGGTCTTGTGATCGATAGCGATCTGCTTGTCAGTGCAGCCGGTCGGAGGCTTGATCGGCTCGGGCGGCTTCGCGGGCACTTTGTGCTTGTAGTTGCCGACGGCCCCGAGGGCCATGACTTGCTCCCAATCGACGCTGCCCTCGAACATGTGCGGGAGCGTGCCGCGTACTTGCTGCACGATCTTGTCGTGCGAGTAGTTTTGCGTGTCGGCCAGCCACTGAGGCACCATGCCTGCACGCTGGCAGTCGAGCAGCTCGATGAAGCCCTGACCGGGGTTGTTGTACAGCATGCCCTTATTGAAAATTGGCGCGGTGTTGTGCGCGAGGGTGAAGGCCGTGTCGGCGAACATTTCGGCGCTCCAAGTGCCACGCACGAAAGCAAAGAGCGCGTCGGCGATGTTGCCCCATTTGGGCCCCCCGTAGGCGCTGCTCCAGCTGCACTTGTAGTAGAGGCCGGAGAGCATTTTGCAGAAGGGCCCGAGCGGGAAGTCTTTCGTCAGCGGGTCGAGCATTTTGCCGAGGGCGGCGCTGCTGTCAGGGAAGCTCTTCGTGAAGGCCACCATCTCCTCGACTTTGGCCTTCGTGATCATCGGGTACTCGGCCTGCACGATAGGGGTGACTTTGGCGGTCGAGTCTTGGGCTGAAGTCTTGTTGTGCCGCGCTTCGCGGGTGGTGATGAGCAGGACGTAGAAGAACAGGCGGCGGGCAATCTCGGAGCCGGTGGCGTCATAGGTCTGCAAGAGGCTCAGCTGCTTGAGGTCGGTGATGGGCTCCAGCGGGTCGAAGCGCGTGGCAATCTCGACCGTGGCATGATTGAGCAGGTAGAAGTGCACGGCTTCGAGCATGGGGTCGGAATGAGAGTTGAACCACCCGCTCTGTTCGAGAGCCTTGGCTGCGGCGCTGACAGGGGCGCTGCTGCGGTCATAGTGCACGGCGAGCGGTCGGCCCTTGAGCCAGTAGGCTGCCGTGTCACGGGGGGCGTTAGAGTACAGCATATCTGTTCCTTCCAGTGGTGCTGTGGTCGCGATTTAGAATTAGAGCCCCCCGTGATGATAGCAATGGCTCAGCTACCGAGCAGCCTGAGGCGCAGGTAGAGCCACTTCTCGGAGAGGGTCATCCGCCCGAACCAAGTGAAATTGATTGCACGCCGGTCGATCAGGCGGCGCATCAGCTTGCGTCGGAAGTAGGGGGCCTCGGAGACCATCTGGGCGACGAAGTGCTCTTGCCCGCTGGTCTCGACGGCGTGGGGGTAGTACTCGGAGCGGACGCTCTGGACGGGGAACGGATCGCCGACCAGCGCCAGCACCGAGGCGAGAAACAGGCCGGTGCGCCCTTGGCCCGCCATGCAGCCGACATAGATATCGCTGCCTTCGATAGCGTCGACAAGGATATCGAGCGCGGTCTCGATCACCGCAGAGCGGCTCGGGACTGAGAAGTCGGCGGTCGGGATGCTGTAGGTCGCAGGCAGGTCGATTTCCTTGGCCATCTTCACGCCGACCATCTTCGGCGGCTTGTTGGCGTAGGGCCCGCCGGTCAGAACAACGCTCGCGCCGAACACGTCGACAACGAGAGTGCCCTTAGGCGGTCCGACTCGGAAAGAGTGTCGGGAACTGTTCATTGGCATTACTCCTTACTGTAACTGCTTGCGATATTTCCTGCCCTTGAGGATGACGACATTGTCGCTGGCGATCATCCCGAGCAAGGCGTGGTCTTCGTAGTGAGCCTGCGTCACTTGCACCCGCACACCCAACACACCAAGCTCCTCAGCTTCGGTGTCAGGGATCAGGTCGATCTCTTCGGTGGGCGTGAGCAGCGTCACGCCTCCGTCATCGGTCGTGGCCTTGATCACCACCTGCTGGAACGTACCCAGCGAAGCGCCTCTCAGGCCAAACCAGATGTCGTCACCAGCGCGGACGTTGAAACTCAACATCGAATCTTCCTCTCAGTTGAAAGCGGCCAGCAGGCGATAGCGCGAGCAGCCGGTGAGCTTGAACTTGTCGGCGAGTTTGGCCGGTGCGACCAGCTTCGCCACGGCGGC